GCCGTATCCTTCTCCAGGGTCAGCATGATCGACCGCATCGCTCGCTTAGGAGCATTGGCACGTAGATTAATCCGCGCCGCGCCATTGACCGCTTCCTCGGCTTCTTCCAGCGTCACTTCTTCAGCGATCGCATCCTGGTAAAGCTCAAAGCTGCGGTTGCCGAACTTGCTGCGCTTTCTGAGGATATCCCCACCAGGCGATCGCCTGGTTGGGTGCAACACAAAATCTTCTTTTCCAAAGGTAACAATCTTGCCAGCTCGCAGAGAGACAGGCACCGAGGGCGACAAAAAGCCAGCGGCAAACTCGGCTTGCTTATAGCCTTGAACAATATTCGTTAAAACTGGGTCGGCTACTCGCGCCTGACTCAAGGGCATGACTGGCATGAAAAAACTCCTATGCTGCTAAAACGTTGCTGAAACCTGAAACCTGAAACCTAAGAAGAAACCAGCTTGACGCGGATAAACTCAACCCCTGTACCCGTGGCAGTATCCAAAGCACGAGCGTTAATGATTTCGGCTCCAGTTGCGGGTCGTGCCTTGCCTGTTGCATCTGAAGTGAGCGGTAGGTCAATCGAAGCGATCGCCGCTCCCACTTCCACAATCGAAATCCCATCAGTGTCGATGGTGCGGCGATCGCCCGTCACGCCAGCCTGTTGAGTCACGCCAGCGGCGTAAGCACCGGATGCTGGATAGACTCCCAAACGATTAATAAATCGATTTGTTGCCACCGTTGCCGCCAACCTCACCGTTTCGGTAGACGTGACGAGACTTTGTAAGTAATAAGCGCTTGATTTTGCCATTGTCTATTCCTCTGCTATTGTTTTCCTTACTCCTCAGCTATTGCTTGCCTTACTCCTCTGCTACTGCTTGCAGTGCAGCAGTATATTTTGCTGAATCCTTAGAATCCCAACCTTGCTTTTTGCAGTACGCCACAGCCTTGTTATGCTCTGCTGCTGCGTCTGGGTCAAAACTATAGCCCTTGGGAGCGGCAAGGTCGATCGCCTCTAGGTCGGGCAATTCTCCCTTCACCTTTTCGCCAAATTCCACCTGTTTGGGTAAGCGCTTTAAAAGTCCTTTAAACCAATCCAATGGAGTGTGGTTTTTGTCTTCCGAAAAACTCAGTTCACCCGGTGAGCCAATTGACAAAAATTCCATAAATGCCACTACGTCTTCGTTAGGGGCGATCGCTGGAATCAGTTGACCTTTCAACCCTTCACAAAAGCTGCTAAATTCCGCTTTTCTTAGATCTGCCTCACGTAAGGCAACCTGCCCCTCTCGTGCTTTGAAGGCAACTTCTCGTTCCTTGAGGGCACTTTCCCGCTGCTCTAGTTCGTCCATACGCCGCTCCCGCTCTGCATCGAATTCCGCGAGTAGGATGCCCGAATCGTGGGTCACGATTGATTCAGATAAGGTAACCAAGCCTTCCTCTGGTTCGTCAAACGTCAGCTCACTCAAACTCAGTGGACTCATGCCCTTTATCGCTGGTGGCGACTTGCCCAGTCCGGCAATATGCCGCAACGAGAGCTTTCCTGGGGTCGGATTAGTGGGCGATCCTCTTAAATAAATTGACGAACTCACTGACAGTAGCTTGCCATCACGCACCCATTGCACAAACTCAGGCGAGATTTTCTCAAACACGGCACGCAGGCGATCGCCCACTACTTTCAAGGCTTTGGGCGCACCGTAGGCAAACTCGCTGTGTGCTAACTGGCGATCGCCCATGCCTTTCGTATCGTGGCTGATAATCAGCGGCGCTTGGAAATGGCTAGGGTCATAGGTTGCGGCAATTTCTTCGAGGTCAGAGCGATTGAAGCTAACCGTGATGCCGTTGCTGCTGGTGTGTGTGCCAGTGCGGATGATTTCGATTTCCTTGGACTGGCGATCGCTGAATTCTAGGTTCATAAATTGCTCGGTAAATTGCTGTGAAGCCTCGACAAATTCCAGCGCACCCAACGCTAAACAAACGTCCCACTGAAGCTCTGAAAGCTCCAGGAATTCTGAGAAACTTACGCTTTGCTTCAGCTTGTCGTATGCCTCATTCACCTTCCGAAACGCTGCGGCAGACCCGCCCCGGTCTGGATGCGATTTAAATGCCGCCTTCCGATATGCCGATTTAATCTCATCTGAGCTAGCACCCGGATTAACGCCCAAAACCTGTTCAGGCGGAGTGTAGCTAGCTGCAATCAAGCGTCTTTTTGCTATCTCTTGATGGCGCTTGAGAGTTGTTATGGGCGTAGCGTCTCTGTCTCCATCTTGATAACCATCAAAAGGTCGAAGCATCCGCTCGGTTTCGGCTTGGATAGTACGTGCGTCACCTTTTGCAATTTTGGCTTGCAGATCCTGAGACTCAGTTTTGTGCTTGGCGATCGCCTCATCAAATTCCGTTTCTAGCTTCTTATACCGCTCTGCCGGAACCCTATCAAAATTAGATCGAGTTTCAGCCGCTGCCTTCTCTGAGTCCTGGCGGTCTTTATCCAACTTCTGCTTAAGTTTAGATTTCTCTTCGTTGCTCGTCTTCGGATCTTCAAGATCTGCCATCATTTTTAGCCGCTTTTCGCGTGAGTAGCGGCTAAAACTTGCCCACACATCTCTCGGTTCTTGGTACTTACCGTGCTTAGAGGTAGCGAACTCCTCTTCTATCGTTGCCCGAATGAAAGACTCCTTATCCTTAATCCCCTTCACCCGCTCAGAAACCTTATTCCAGGCAACCCCGCCCGGAGCCGCATGATGATTAGTCATCATTGCCACAAGCGCCAAACCTTCAGGGCTGGTTTGTTCACGAAGGCGTTCCTTCAGCCAGCCATCAGCATCTGCGTCTGAAGGATTGGCAGAAGCATATTTCTGGTCAATCTGGTCAATTTTAGATCTGGGCTTAGACTTGCCGCCGCCTGAATCTGCCGTTTCAGCCTTTTTGACGATCGCCCCACCCGCTTGCTTCGCCATCCAATCCGCATAATTCTTCACTTGCCCGCTCGCAGTGTCACGGCATTGCGCCCCTTTGGCAATGCAGGTATTACCGCAGCTATAGCCTTTGGCACATTGCTTCTTTTTCTGGGTATGACCCGATGTTTTAGGGCTGGCAAAATCAATGGTGCTCATGGGCGTTTCTAGCAGTGCGATCGCCCGTCAGGATGCCCTCTAACTACCCTTAAACTCGTCGTTAATGTAGTCCGCCACAATCCGCCCAATCTCCCGCTCGTTCTCGTCGTTCGTCCCTAAGAACGGACGTGCAGGAATGTCTGTGGTATGCCCTCCAATCGTGACATTCTGTGAAAAGTTGGCTCGCTTCTTCTTGGCAAATTGGCTCTTTCCAGTCTTTTTATCAATCCTAAAGTTCGCCTGCTGACTGCGAGCGTGGTGGGTAATGCTGCCCCCAAACTGGTGAATATTGGCGTACACCACATTTGTCCCTACACTCACATGGTCAGCCCCCGCTTTAGGAACGATACTTTTACGCAATCGCCCTCGCATCTGCAAAATCTTAGTAATGTAGCCGTTGCGTTGTTTCGCCTGTCGCCATGAACGGCTAATCGGTTGCCACTGTGAACCATCAGGAGCAGTTTGAGTTTTGAAACGATCGTCAGTTTCTAGCACCATGTACTCGCCGATATTCTTCATGGCGGGTCGCAGGTTTAGCAAACCATCGCGGGTGCGTTTGAGTGCTGCCAGGGCTGCGGCATCGTCGATCGTGATGCGGATTTCTGTCATGCTTCTTGCTCTAAGCTGACTAACTGCCGCAATGCCACTGGCAATCTAGAGAGCGATCGCTTCAAAATATCCTGCCGCTGCTCTGCCTTAGAGCTTCCCGCCGCATGATTAAAGCCAGGTTCAACAATTGGGTCGCCATTAATAGCAGGCACTTGATATTCCTTGCTGGTGAGGCGATCGCGCAATGTCACCTGCTCAGTCGGTGCATCCTCAACCGCTAACCCCCGGCGCTCTACATCCCGCTGACTCAGGGCATGCACTGCGCAAAGGCAGCCATACCCATTAGGAGGATAGCCCACATCCCAAAACACGCTGTCTCCTCGAAATACCTTGCCATCTAGCGCCAGGTGAGATGGACGCGGCGATCGGCTATCCCGATGCCGCCACATCCAATAAGGGCGCTGCTTTGCCACATCAGGGTCACGCATTTGCCCTAGTCGCCCTGCTGCATAAGCCGACTGAAGGTTCTGCATATAAATCAACTGCATTCGCCAGCCGCCCCACATCCCCTCTTGCCCTGGCGGTGGTTCCCAGCCAGTTTTGACAGCGGTTTCGTTAAAGCTGCGGGTAAATTCTTCGAGGGTCGTACCGTCTTCTAACGCCCGTTCGATCGCCCCATAAATATCGTTGAGCATTTCGGCTTTGGTCAGCCCTGCCACGGTAAATGCCCAATCTTGCGACTCATTAATAATTTCGTCCCATGCCGATGTAGGCAACGAGACTTTTTGCTTGAAGAAGGCGATCGCCTCTTCAAAGGGCAGGTTTTGCCAGGAAAGTTGGGGCATTTGGGCGCTCTATCAACGCCCTCAAGATGCCCTAATCGGCTACACCAGAGATAGGCGAGAACGATCGCACCCAATCCTCACCATCTTTTTCAACCGTGAATTTGAAGGTTCGATCGGCACCAGGGCGGCGATCGATGAATTGACCGCTGAATGATTCTTCTTCATCGTCGTAGAGCCAGTTATTTGCTTGGCTGGGTGGTTTGCCGTCCTCACCCATGATTTCGTCTACGCCATCTTTATAACCTTTGTCCCCGCTCTGTATCAAGAATCGGATCAGTGCTGAAGCAATTTTGTCCATCTGCTCTGGGCTGGCTTTTTCAGGGAGGGATTCGGCAAATTCGAGATTACCGAGTTCTTCAGCAAATTGTGCTTCAAAGCTTTGCTCTAGTTCGGCTTGTTCAGGCAAGAGAGGGAGGGTCATTATTTTGGGCGATCGCTACTGGGGTAGGATTCCCGGTATCAAGTTAAGTTACAGCATCTTCGGGGATTTGCGGATCGTACTCTGCAATCATTTCAGCCCCTTCCAGGATTTCACTTGTAAATGGTGATTGCGCTAGTGCAGCATGGAGATCGATCGCCGTTGTGTTGCCGATGTCGAATAGATGCCCAAATGCCCCATAAGTACCACTCAGATGTTGTCTCAGCTTAAGCACTAGCGACTCATCCCCCTCTATTGATAGCGCCCCCGATTCGTTGGGTTCATCGACAAACAGGGAGAGGGTAGCAACGGCAGAATCTTCGGAAATGGAGGCATTAAACATTGGCTTGATTCCTGATGACTCCTACAGTGTAAGCGAGGTGGTCTGGGTCTGTCGCCGCAAGCTTTACTAGCGATCGTGGTG